CTGGAAGTAGTCGGTCAAGGAGTCGATCGTGTCCTCCTTGATGGCGTAGGCGTTGATGAGGTGCCTCCTCATGAGGACGAACATCACCTCGGCCGTCGGGAGGTACATCCCGTTCTTGAAGGCCCTCGAGATGTTGGACACCACCGTCTTGACCGCCATCACGGGCTCGGTCATGTCCACGATCTCCATGGCGGTGAACACGTCCTTGATGACGGCCATGGTCGCCCTCTTCCCCGTGGAGAAGTACGAGTTGAACTCGTCGATGAGGAAGGAGAGGGCCGTCTTCTTCCAGTTCGTGTGGATGTTGGCCAGCATGTTGGTGACCTCGTAGACCGTCATCAACCTGTGCAGGGTGTGGAAGGCGTTCATGGGGTTCTTCACGCTGATGTAGATCTGCTTCATCATGTCGTCCGACGAGATCATGGTGGTCATGTGGATCTGGGCGCCGGTGTCGGACTCCAACGCGATGATCAGGTCGTCCATCACGTCGTCCTTGGCGCAGTGGAGGATGCTGGAGAACCTGTGGAGCATCCCCTGGCCCATCCCCGACATGATCCTCAGGACGTAGTTGTTGCTCATCGACATCTCCCTGATCCACTCCATCAGCTCCTCCTCCTCCTCCTCCGACCTCACCTTCTTGTCCCACTTCTTCTTGAGGGACTTGGGCAAGTGGGTGATCTTGCACGCGAACGCCCTCAAGACCGCGGCGAAGTGCTCCTCCACCTCCTTGGGGAGCTCCAAGGCGACGAGGAAGTGCCTGAACATGTGCATCACGCAGGAAGGGGCCCACCTGCTGGCGTCGGCCACCAAGGTCGACACCAAGGGGAACCTCTTCTCCTTCGAGACCGCCCTCATGCACTTCTTCTTGTAGTCGGACGCCGTCGCGGACTGGATGGACTCCTTCTGCATCCCCTTCGTCAGCATCTCCTTCTCGTGGAGGGAGCACATCCCCTCGAAGAAGTTCTCCATGAACTTGACGTGGGTCCTGAGCTTGTAGGACTGGATCAAGATCTCCCGGGGCCCCCCGATCTGCGCCTTCGGGAACATGGAGAACACGGCCTCGACGATGTTCTCCCTGGAGATCATCCCGATGGTGGCGGAGGTCCCGTAGTCCTCCACCAGGTCGAACAAGGTCATGAAGGTCAGCTCCGTCTTCTGCTCCCTCAGCTGCTCCAGCGTCTGCGTCGGCACCCTGGACGCCTTGAGGGAGTAGGTCATCATCATGGCGTCGTGGATGTTGTCCGTCAACTTGTTGAGCACCTTCTCCTCGTACTTGGGGTTGGACTTCAACTTCTTCGCCAACCTCTTGCCCATCAGCATCATGAAGTCCTTGTTGTAGGTGTGCTTCATGTCCTCGTTCTGGAAGCAGTCCTCCACCGACAGGTTCGCGTTCATGGTGACCAGGTCCCTGTTCTCCAAGAACTCCTTCTCCGCCTCCATGGTCTTGCTGGTGATCGCCTTCGACCTGTGGGAGATGAAGCCGGCCTCCTTCTGGAACAAGTTCCCGTGGTAGATGTCGTTCATCTGCACGCAGAACTCCAACTTCTCCCCCGAGGAGTAGATGCCCGGGCAGTACAGGGAGTCGTAGTCCCTCTCCGTCGAGATCTTCTTGGCGAGGTTGTCCAACCAGGTCTGCTTCGCCACCTTGTTGAGGC